AGATCCGGTGATTGAGAACCTGTCCGTTGCAGTAACGCCGTGGGTGACGACGGCGCGCAGCAAGCAGCAGATGCTCGACGGGCTGAGCCTGGCGTTGGAGCGGGGCGACCTGAAATGGCGCGACATCCCGCAGCTTGATACGGAGATGCTGCTCTATCAGGACGACGACCGGGATCTGGTGCAGGACTGCGTGATGGCGTTGGGGATTGCGACGGCGCACGTGGGCCTATTGCCGCTGGTAGACATAGTATGAGTGAAACAAACGGCCTGGGGCGAATGTTGCGGTACTTCGCTGATGCGTGGCGGTATGCGCTCTATGGCGACACGAAGGCGAGCGGGATATTCGCTGCGACCCTGACTCAGATGGCCCAGGTTGGCGCGTACCAGTTCGAGACCGGCAACGTCGACGCAGCCATGCAGCTCGCCGTGACCTCGGCCTGGGTCTGGTCAGACATCAAGCTAATCGCCGACCGCATCGCCTCGCGGAACAATCGGCCGGTGGTCAAGATTGGCGATGACGACGAGGAGGTAAAGGATCATCCGTTTCTCAAGTTGCTTGACCGGCCTAATGCTGTGTGGTCAGGCGGGCTGCTGTTACGGTACATCACCTGGTGGTACTTGCTGTACGGCAACGCCTACCTGTTCATCTCGACTGAGGCGCCGGGGCGGGGCGAGCCGCAAGAGTTATGGCCTCTTCCGGCGAATGCGGTCAAGCCCTTGTCGGATACGCTGCGGCGGGGGACGTTCGGGCGGGATGTGATCGATTACGAGTACACGGTTCAGGGGATGCCCCAACGGTTGCCGGGCGAGAATATGGTGCACCTACGCACGGCCAACCCGTTTGACTACTGGCAGGGACTTTCCCCACTCACGGCGGCATTGATGGGGGTTCAGACTGACACATCTGAGTCCAAGTGGGTCCGTGACTTCTTTGCCCGGAACAACGCGACGCCGAATGCGATCTTGAGTCTGCCGGCGACGGTCGGGACTACTGACTTCAACCGGATCAAGGAGCAACTCAAGGAGCAGCTCGAAAGCGGCCAGCGGCGGATCATCACCCGGGCCGGCGACCTGAAGGTCGACGTTATCCAGCAAACGCTGGAACAGATGCAGGTGGTCCAGTCGCGCGCGTTCAGCCGTGACGAGATCGACCGCGTCTACGGCGTACCGCAAGGTCTGGTCAGCGGGGCGCTATCCGGCGACTCACGGACGGCGGCAGAGGTAACTTTCAGCCGGAATACCATTCAGCCTCTCTTGGATTACATCTGCGACGAATGGACGGCGAATGTCGGCCCGTTCTATGGCGACGATGTGCGGATCGAAGCGCCGAATACGGTACCGCAGGACCGGTCGCTCGCAGTCCAGGAGTATGCCATGTACAGCCGAGATCGGACCGTGAATGAGAACCGGGCCGAGCAAGGTCTGGGTGAATCGAGCGATCCGAATGCGGAGATCCCGGTCAGGCTCCTGGAGCTATACGTGAAATCGGGCGGGACGCCTGCGCCCGGCACGCCGAGCTTGCCCGGTGCTCCTGCGCCGGCGCAGGAGGTCGCGGTACAGGCCGGGCGCGCGGCAGAAATGGCCCGCTGGAAAAAGGTTGCCTTGAAAGAGGCGCGGGCCGGACGCGACCCGGCGGCGCGTGGATTCGAGAGCGCCGTCCTGGGGCCGGAGACGGTCGATGCCATCCGGTTGCGGCTCGCCGGCGCAGACGAGGCCACCGTCCGGGCAATCTTCGGCGCAAACGGGCACGGCGAGCCGGCGAAGGTCGACCCAGGCGACCAGGCCCGGGCCGAGCGCAGCCTGGAAGACAAGCTGTCTGCTATCCTTGACAAATACCGGGGCAAGATCGCGGCGGCAATCAAGGCCGGCCAGGACGTGGGGCCGCTGCTTGACGAGCTGGCCAGCGAACTGGCTGCGAATCTGAGCATCGGGCTGAGCGCGACGATGACCGACGCGACGATGGCCGAATCGGAAAGCGTCGGGGTCGACTTCGACGTCGCAGTGGTCAACGGCGAGGCGGCGAGGTGGGCGCGCGAATATGCCTACGACCAGGTGCGTGGGATCACCGATACCTCGCGGGCGGCAATCGCCAACGCCGTTGAGCAGTTTGCCCGGTCGCCGGGCATGACGGTTGGGCAGCTCTCGGAGATGCTCACGCCGGCATTCGGGCCGGCGCGGGCGAAGATGATCGCGGTCACCGAGACCACCCGCGCTTACGCCGAGGCCTCGCGGGCGGCGCAGCGGTATCTGGCCGGCTATGGCCTGACGATGAAGCGGGTCTGGAAAACGTCGGCGGATGACATCGTATGCCCGGTCTGCGGCCCACTCAACGGCAAGCCGGAGGGAGAGTGGGGCGGGCTGGACGGGCCGCCGGCGCATGTCAACTGCCGGTGCGTGGTAACGCTGAAATGGCAAGAATAGAGATTCGCGGACTGGACGTGCTGGTCAAGCGGCTCGGCGCAGGAATCGAGCCGGCGCTGGCGGCGGCGACGCTGGCCATTGGCGAGGAGATCCGTGACAAGATCGCAACCTACCCAGGGCCGGCCCATAGCCCGGTGATCTGGTCGAGCGAACGGCAGAGACGATACTACTTCGCCAGGCGGCGGCGGGAAGGCCTGGACCTGCGCTACATCCGGCAGACGGACAAATGGAGCCAGCGGCTCGTGCAGGGATGGGTGGTCCAGAGGCGCGGGCGGTTCGGCGCGGTTGTTGGCAACAAGGCGACTTATGCGCCGTGGGTACAGGACGCCGACCGGCAGACGCGACAGCACAAGGCGTCACGCTGGCAAACGGACAAGGAAGCGGTGGGGGCAGTGATCAAGAGCGGGGTCGTAGAGAAGATTCTGGAGCAGGCAATACGAGGTGTGCTATGATCGAAAAAGCCGGTCGGCGTCTCAACAGTCAGCGGATAGGTCAGGTCAAACGTCTGTCCGAAGCAATGCAGGCGGTGATGGAAGAGATGGCCGATTTCAGGAAATGGATGGACTATGAGGACGGCGACGACCAGGATGGACAGTCGGAGCCGGCGAAGGCCGTCACGAAGAAAGAGGGCGACGGCGACCACCCGGCGAGTCATTATCTGGTGGTCGAGGACGGCGAGAAGCCCACGACCTGGCACCTGCGGGTCAAGGGGCCGGACGGCAAGCCGGACCACCGGCTGATGGGCGCAGCATGGGCGGCGCTCCACGGCGGGTACCGGGGGAACGTGTACGAGGGGCCGAACAAGCAGGAAGCCATTGCAAAGCTGAAACGATTGTACGATGAGGAGGGCATGGAGCCACCCGGGTCGAAGTCGCTCACCGTCAAAGCCCTGGGCGACGACCGGATCGGCAGCTATGCCGTGTTGTGGGGAACGGCTGACGAGACGGATGTCACCGGTGAATACTTCACGACGGCTACAGCGGAGCTCGACGCGGTATTCAAGGCGGTCGGCAAGCTCCCCGTGCTCTATCACCATGCCGGTGACGATGCGCTCAAGACGACTGTGGTCGGCGTGGTCGATACGCTGAAAGCCGACGATGTTGGAATGTGGTACGAGGCACAGCTTGCCCTTGCCGGGCAGTACCGGGAGGCGATCAAGGAGTTGGTGAAGCGCGGGGCGCTCGGCACATCGTCCGGGACGTATCCCAGGGCGCGGAAGGCGGCGCCGGACGGCCGGATCGAACGGTGGCCGATTGCTGAGGTAAGCCTGACGCCGACGCCGGCTGAGCCACGGATGATGGAGCGGCCGGTAGCGGAGATCAAGGCGGCGTTTACCGAAATTGGATTGACATTCCCCGAAGCGGAAGACGGGGCCAGAGGCGATGAGGAATCGCGGCGAGTCGAGGCGGAGCGGGAAGCGGCGTTACTGGATTTGATCAGCATGGAGGTGTTGACATGACTCTGGAAGAGCAGCTTGCCCAGGCCATTGCCGAGGCGCGCAAGGCCCTGGAAGCAGGCGAAATCGAGAAGGGCAAAGAATACCGCAAGAAGGCGGAGACTGTTGCCGAGGCAATCAAAGAGCTGAAGGCCCTGGACGGCATGGACCGTCCCGACCCGCTGCGCCCGGTTCTGCCCGGTGCGGGGCCGGTGGCTGGCGATGCGACGAAGGCGGCCTACGTGATGCGGTTCGGAGACCCGGACGCGGCGACGAAGGCAATCTTGATTGACCTGCACGGCCCGGACTACCAGCAGAAGTACCTGGACCAGCGACATGCGTTCTCGTACTTCCTGCGCTCCGACCCTCGCACGGCAGTACCCGACTGGGTCAGCAAGGCGATGCGCGAGATTGTCCTGACGCCGAAGTATGTCAAGGACGCAATGGATCAGGGCATCGACGTGGCGGCAATGAAAACCGTCATGGTTGAGGGGTCGGATGCATTGGGCGGATACATCGTGCCGGTGGATTTCCAGGCGCGGGTGATCAGCCGGGCGGCGGCGGTTGCTGTGGTGCGGCCTCGGGCTGCTGTAATCCCGACCAGTCGCGACTCGGTTGAGATGCCCGTCCTGACCGGCGGCGACGCGCAGTACCCCGACGCGATCCGCATCACCTGGGTTGACGAGACGCCGACTGCCGGCACAGCGGCAACCAACTTCACGTGGGGCAGCGAGAAAATCCCGGTCCACACGATGATGGCTGAGGCGTTCCTGAGCCGGAACCTTGTCGAGGACGCCGCGTTTCCGCTGGAGGCGCGACTAGCCGACTCGTTTGGGCGGGCCGTGGCGGTCAACGAAGACAACCAGTTTATCAGCGGAGACGGGCACGCCAAGCCTCAGGGCCTCCTGCCGGACGGGGCCAACGACCTGAGCATCTCGGAAGTGGTGAGCGGCTCGGCCTCGGCGCTGACCTGGGACGGCCTCGTATCGCTGACCTTCGGTATTGATGCGCAGTACCGCTCGGCTGCTGTCTGGATTGGCGAGAAAGCAACCTATGAGGCAATCGCCAAGCTCAAGGACGGCATGAATCAGTACCTGTGGCGCGAGGTGTGGGGCAACAATGTTGGCGGCGGCGGGGCCGGGACGATTCGCAACCTGCTCGGCTATCCGATCCTTGAGCAGGAGGCAATGGCGACTATCGGGTCCAACACCTACCCGCTCATCTTCGGTGACCTGGGCGGATATACTGTTGTCGACCGAATCGGCATGAGTGTTGAGCGGTATCTCGACTCGGCCACCGCGCGACTCAACCAGGTGTGTTTCGTCATGCGGCGGCGCCTGGGTGGGCAGTGCACCGAGACCTGGCGCTTCGCCGTCCAGAAGTGCTCGACGTAGGAGGCAAGTGATGAGTGACAAGATCCTTTCCAACAACCTCAAGATTCTGCGTGGGCCGACCAACTGCGAGACGGCGTTGAGCGGCGTCTCGGCGCTGCCGGCCAGCGGGTCGTACATCAACGTGCGGGGCTACGAGCGGGTGCACATCATCGCCCACCTGGGAACGTTGCACGCGAGTGATTCACCGGTGCTGGCTCCGAAGTGCTCCGATTCGACCAGTGGGACGTTGGATGTTATCGACGCTACGTTGGCGCACACGTGTGACGTGACCAACGACGACGGGCAGTTTGTAACGTGGACGATTGAGACGGCCACACTGCCGGCCGATCACCACTTTGTGGCGTTGGCGTTGTCGGGGACGCTGACCAACGGCTCGTATGCCGACGTGCTCTTCCTGCTGGAAGGCCGGCACCGGCCGGTGACGCAGGACACGACCAATCAGCTCCCGACGGCGCACCAGTACAGTTGGGTCGGCTAGGGTTTAGAGGGGTGGGCAGCCACCCCTCCTGAGCAAGGAGCGGGGCGGCACAACTGCCGCCCCGTCTATCCAGGAGAGGCGATATGGGCAGTGTAAACGAGTACAGCCCGATTGTCGAGTACGTGGCGGTCACGATTGCGCAGACGGCGAGCCTGAGCGGGGCGGCCGACCTGGGCGGCGCGTCGCTGGTAGCCGTCGCTATGCCGGCGGCATGGACGGCGGCCAACCTGACGTTCCAGGCGTCAGAGGACGGCAGCACGTACAATAACATGTACGACGACCTGGGCAACGAGTACACCGTCACGGCGGCTGCGTCCAGGTACATCGTGCTAGACCCGTCGAAATTTGCCGGTGTGCGATGGATCAAAGCCCGGTCAGGGACGGCGACGACGGCGGTGAACCAGACCGGCGAGCGCAGCATCAACCTGATCGCGAGACCGGTATGAGACATCGGCTCCTGCAACTCCTGGTACGGCGCGCCGTGGGGCTGCCCTACTCGGATGCATTTACCCGGGCAGACGGGGCACTTGGCGGGCAGTGGTATGCGCCCACGTGGTCAATCGCCTCCAACGCGGCTGTGTGCACGCCGACGATTGGGGAGGAGATGTTTGCGAATCCGGGGGCGGAGGGGACGTATTCGAGCGGGCGGGCGCCGAATTGGGGTAAGAACTTAACCGGGACGGCGAGCGAGGAGAATTCGATCATTCACGGCGGCCTGGCTGCCCAGAAGTGGGTCGGCGGGGCGAGCTCGTCGGGAGTTTACCCATACTCTGTTGCAGTCACGAAGGACCGCTGGTATCACTATTCCGGCTGGATTCGGGTTGATGCGGGAACGGGTCAACTTTATCGTAACAACGGGTATTTGCCGAACATCCTGCTCACCAAAGCGGCGCCGACGGGCAACTACGTCAACCTGATTGCAATCGACCGGGCGACTACGACCGGGACGGAGACGGTGTTGGGCTGTCAAAGCGGTGCAACATCGGTAACGATGTATTATGATGATACGTCGCTCAAACCGATTACGACGGCGAGCTTGTTTGCAACGCTGCTCACCAAAACAACCAACGTGACGGTCGCCGCAGCGGTGACACTGGCGGCTGCGCCGACCGACGGCGCAATCTTCACGCCGGGCGGGGTGGTGGTGGGCCTGGACAATCCGGCGAATCCGCTGAATTATGTCCTGGGGTACTACTACGGGACGAAGTGCTACCTTAACAAGTGCGTAGCCGGGGTGTACACGAGCCTGATTGCGACGACGACAACATACGTGGCAGGGGCGACGGTGCAAGTAGTCAAGTCCGGCACGACTTACCGGCTTTTCTACAACGGCGTTCAGGTCGGGACAAACCAGACGATCAGTGACGCAACGGTGGTCAATAACGTGAGGCATGGGATGTTCAGCGGCTACGCCGGAAATACGTTGGGTTCATTCAGTGTGAGTTGAGATATGCCAAGCGCAATACGAGTGATTGACCAGCTTCATGAGATAGTCAACCCCGGGGTTACCAAAGCTGCCCTTGATGCACTGACGCCGGTTGCCGGTCGACTACGGCGGGTAACCGACGATGTGCGCGGGCTGTGGATGGGGACAGACACACAGTGGTTCAACCTTTTCGGCGAGGCCATTAATGTAAAGGAATTTGGTGCGAAAGGCGACGGGAGCGGGACAGATGACCGTCAGGCGTTTATTGATGCGATAGCAGCAGCTCCTGACGGGTCAACAATACTGGTTCCAGATGGGGATTATACAGTAGATACGTCTGGGGCGAAGTATATCAACCTGAAGAGTAATCTCCAGCTAGTCATGGCTCCCAAC